CGATCGCTTCGAAGCATCTGCGAGCTGTGCTGGTTCACGAACTGGTCCGGTTGCACGATTCGGAACCGGAGTTGAAGGGTTGGAAGAAGGCTTCGGTTCTGCTTTCGAACCCTTCGGTGAACCCTTCCACAAACCCTTCCGGTTGGGGTTCCGGAAACCCTTCCGAAGTGGTTACCGAAACCCTTCAGGAAACCCCTCGGGTAACACCCCCCTCACTCCCTCTCCCTCTTCCCTCTCCCTCTTCCCTCTCCCCTTCGGTACCGCGCGTGCCGCGCAACAACGGCAAGGGGACGAGGATCCCGGAGCCGTTCACGGTCGACGAGGCAATGAAGGATTGGGCGAGAGAACGCAACATGCAGCCGCAGTGGGTGATGCGACAGACCGAACGCTTCATCAACTACTGGTCGGCTGCCGCCGGCGCTAAGGGCGTGAAGACGGATTGGCGCGCGACGTGGCGCAACTGGCTGTTGAAGGCTCAGGACGATTCCCCTGCCGCGGCTTCCCCTGTGTCGCGGAACGGGTACGCCCCTGACGATGTGAGGGCGAGGTTCCAGTGAATCCCTACTACGAAGACGAGTCGGTCACGCTCTACCACGGCGACTGCCGCGAATTGCTCCCACATCTTGACGACAACTGCCTAGATCTAGTCCTGACCGATCCACCTTATGGCGTTGGCAAGGCCGAATGGGACAAGCAGTTCCCGATCTTCTGGATGGAGGATGCTGCTCGTGTTGCCCCCACCTTGGGGCTCATGCCTGGCATCTGGAACCTCGGGAAGTGCCCTCATGTCATTGGTCGTCTTGCGTATCGGTGGACGCTTGCGGCTCATCTTCGCAACGGGCAGACGCGAGGTGCTTTGGGGTTGGCTGACTGGATCCCCTGCATGGTCTATATGGCAGACGAGGCGCCCCAGTGGTGCGCAGCGTTCGCGGACTGGTGCGAAGCAAACGGGGTGACCCGCAGCCGCTTGGACCGCATTGTGGGCACGTCGGACATGGGCGGCTGGTGGATGAGCCGACTCCCACACCGCTGCCAGGTGCCCACGGCTGATGCATGGGCCAAGATACGTGCCGAGTTGGACCCACCTGCAGAACTCGACGCCTGGGTCCACGCATCCGATCCATTCCGAGACTCAGGCAGTACAAGTAAGGCGTTTCTCATTGGCCGCGAACCAATGGCGAAGCATCCATCCCCCAAGCCCCTCGACATCACGACTTGGTTCATGAGCCGAATGCCCGGATACGACCTAGGGCGCGGAGTTCTCGACCCATTCGCTGGAAGCGGCACGACGCTTGTGGCAGCGAAACTGCTCGGACGTAAGGCAATCGGCGTAGAGGCCGAGGAACGTTACTGTGAGGTGGCGGCTCAGCGCCTCTCTCAAGGCGTCCTCGACTTCGGGGAGGCAGGGTGAACGACGATCTCGCTGAGCAGTCGGTCCTGTCCTGCTGCTACCAGTCACCCCTCGCTCTGGAGCGGGCGGCAGGGATCCTCACGGCGGCGGATTTCGCGAACCTGGACCATCAGCGGCTGTGGGCCGTTCTGCGGGACCTGAAGGCCGAGGGTAAGCCCACGGACGCATTGACCGTCCAAACGGCCCTGAACGGCAACAAGCGGCTGATGAGCGTGCATCTGGCGATCGTCACCAACCCCGCCATCCCGGATTCGGTGGAACACCACGCCTCCACGGTGCACGGGTTCTCCCGCCGGCGGGAGGTGATCGCTCAGGCGATCCGGATGCGACAGAGAGCCGAAGACCTGGAGACCGACCCGCAGTTGCTTGTGTCGGAGACCGTCAACGCTTTGACGAGGATCCGCGACCTGGGCGCACCGGACATCGAGACCGTCAGCCTGGGCGAACTCATGTCGAAACCGGACGATCCGTACGACTGGGTCATCCCGAACCTGCTCGAGCGGATGGACAGGTTGGTGATCACTGGCGAGGAAGGTCTCGGGAAGAGCGTGTTCCTGCGGCAACTCGCGCTCATGGGCGCCGCTGGGATCCACCCGTTCACGCGGGGGCCGATGGAGCCGATCCGGTCGCACATCATCGACCTGGAAAACACGGAACGGCACGTGAAGCGCCAACTCCGCGGCATGTATCTGCAGGCCAAGACACAGGGCAAGGACCCTTCGGCGCGAGTGTCAATCGACTGCCGCCCGGGCGGGATCGACATCTGCAAGGACAAGGACCTGTCGTGGGTGAACCGTGTCCTGGATGCGACCCAGCCGGATCTGCTGGTGATCGGCCCGCTGTACAAGATGGCTCCGCGCGCCCTGCAGACCGACGACCACGTGGCACCCGTGATTGCTGCGTTGGACTCGCTGAGGGCTCGGGGGATCACGTTGGTGATGGAGGCGCACGCCGGCCACGCCGAAGGCAACGACGGCCGCAAGATGCGCCCCCGCGGTTCCGCTGCACTGATGGGGTGGCCCGAGTTCGGCTACGGCCTCCGCTGGAACGAGGTCGGCGACGTGGACATGGTCGCGTGGCGCGGCGACCGCGACGAACGCAACTGGCCACTGCGCATCAAACGCGGCGGGTTGTGGCCGTGGACGCCGATCGACCCGCGGGCAAGCGACGAGGACTGGCAACGACAGCAAAGGGAGTTCGCATGACCGCCGCTGACTACGCAGGCCCATACACCGAGGAGAACGAATGAGCGCGATTCGCAAACTGTGGCTGAACCTGACGACCTGCCGCGCGCCCTCCGGCCACCCGAACAGCTACTCACACTGGTACTGCCAGAAGCGCCGCTGGCACACCCTGCACGTCCCCAGGACTGTGCATGTCTCCAAGGCCAAGGTCCATCGCTTCAACAACTACGTCTGGGTGGACGGCCAGTACCCGGTGTATTCGCCGCTTCCGATCGACGTCGCCTTCAGTGGCTCTCGCAGGTCGCTCACGCCACGCAAACGGAAGCCTGGCGAGTTTGCCGGCCCATACACCGAACAGGAGACAACCCAACCGTGAGCGAAACCTGCATCTGCCCGGATCCTTGGTGCCCCACGCACGCCCGCTGCGGAGGCTGCGGCGGCGAGGTGATCATCATCGAGGACGACCCCGCATTCTGCCCCTCATGCGGCCATGACGTGATGCCTGCTGGCGCTTGCCGTGTCGTGAACCCGCCGAACGAGGCGTCTCGTGACTGAGTACCGCGAAGAGCACGAACGCGCGCGTGATGCGGGGCTTGGTGCCCGGCATGAGACCAGGCTGCGCCACACGTCACCTGTGCCCGCGGAGGCGATCGAGGCGGCTTGTGACCGGTCGTACGGCGGCCAGCAACTCACCGCATCCCACGCCCGGTATGTGCTGGAGGCCGCGTACCCGGTGATCAGACACGAGATAGCCGAAGAGATCGCGGCCTACCTCGACGCCGCAGTTGAGGCGGCTAGCGACAAGATCGAGTGGGTGACCCTCAGGTTCGCCGCACGCGCCGCTCGTGAGATCGGTTCCAAGGGAGGTAGCGATGACTGACCAAGAACTGCGCGAGCGCGCCAAGCGGCAGCGGCGGATCTGGTTCCACCGCCCGCAGATGCCATGGCGCGGGTGGGCCAGTTGGAGGCTCTGGTGGCGCAGCAGCGACGAGTACGGCCGCCGCACGCTGGTCATCGGACCAGACGTCACCGGCTCGGTGGTCGTTGCCTACAAGGTATGCGATTGCGAGATCTGCGTGATCTCTCGTCGGCAAACCGCGCACTTCGAAGCTGAGGAGGCGGCTCGTGGCTGAGTCTGGGAGCACCGACATGGACATCCCTGGTGAGGCCGTAGAGGCGGCGGCGCGCGCTCTGGCCTACGTCTCGATAGCGCCACACTCTCCGGACCTCACCTCTGACGCACACTCGATCCTCGCTGCCGCGTTCCCCCACTTGCGTCCCTTGTTCCAGCACGCCGCTGAGGTTGGCCGCGAACTCGGACGCAGAGAAGCGCTGAACGAGCTCTACGACGAAGTGAGCATGGCCGAAGAGTGGCAGGTGGACGATCCACGCATCAGCTACGTGGATGTGCAGATCGACAAGAGCCTGTACCTGCGCATCATGGCCTCCCGCGCCTCTGGTGCCTCCTCTGAGCCCCTAACAGGTGCTCCCACGGCTACGGGTGACACCGAGGAGGCGAAATGACCGCAGAACGGCTCACTGCGGCTGCGGCATGGGCCGTCCGCAGGCTCGCCACCTTGGGCCTGTACATCCTCGCCATCATCGGTGCGTCTGGATGGGACCGCGACAACCCGTCGTGGTTCCGGATCTTCCTCAGGCTCGGCGGCGCAGCCATGTTCCTGTGGTGGGCGGTATGGCGAACCGTGGACCACTGGAACGAAGACCAGGGGGACGAATGACCCAGATCTGCCCCTGCGGCTCCACAGTGAAGGACGCCCTGGTCTGCTCGAACTGCTCCCACAAACTCCAGGTGGCTCTCGGGGACATCTCAAGCTACTGGGTGGACCTGGACAACGTGAAGGGCCGCCAAACCCGCTACAGCACCGCCCACGGTGGACGCGGTGCGGAGAAGCCGCTGCCGGTGGATGCGCGGTTCCTCGACTGGGATGGCGACGGCACCCGCATCCAGGAACTCACGAAGAACACCATCGGCACCTGGGGGCGCGCTGTCGCCGAGGACCGCCCCGTCATCAGCGGACCCATCCACGACGCGTGCCTTCACCTGTCGTGCAACCAGGCACGCCGCTCCCGCCCACCCCGAGACGACGTCCCCGCGGTGTGCCGCTACTTACTCGGGCACGTCGACTGGATCCGCACCCAACACTGGGCACCCGACATCCTCGACGAACTGTGGGACCTGGCCGAGCAGTTGCGAAGGATGATCGACCGACCCCAAGACCGCGAATGCATCGGCTTGTGCGACAACTGCCCCGAGATGCTGTACCGCCGGCCCGGTGCGTTGAAGGCGAAGTGCCGCCACTGCGAAACCGAGTACGACGACGCAGCCGACAGACGGACAGGGTTGATGGGAGAACTCCATGACCGCTGCCTCACCGCAGCGGAGATCGAGATCGCGTTCACCGACATCGGCAAGACGCCGCTCACTGCGAGTCGGGTACGGAAGTGGGCGGAACGCGACAGGCTCCCCTCAGTCGGGTCCACCCTGGTCCGTGGTCGCTGGCTTCCCACCTACCGAGTCAGCGACGTCTGGAACCTGCTCACTGAGGAGGCAAGGCCGAAGGCCGGGTGATCGGCGTGTTGCTTGAGTAGCGCGGCTACCTGTGTCACGATTCAAACGCTGTAGGTGAGGTGTCTCTACAGCCCTGAACAACCGAGTGTGAGCCCTAGTCTTGGGGGTCCCCGGACGGCAGTGGCGTGAGTGGCTGCCCCAAGGGTCAGAGATGCCCTTGCACGCTCGGTCTCGCTGAGCGAACCCCCGACCCTGGCTCCCTCCCTGTTGGCTGGCGTGTCGGGGGTTCCCACCATTCACCCAGCCCCCGGCTGGTGTTGTACGGCCCGGCCCTGTTCCCCAAGTCCGGGGCCGGGCCTTCACCCGCTAGCCACTGGGGGTGGCGAGCAATGAGTCGGGGCCGCCACAGGCGACCAACCCGCTGGCTACAACTCCATACCGTGCTCGGAGGAACCTGGATGCCGAAGTCCGTCACCACCCCACCCTGCCCCGAGTGCGGCGAAACCTCCCGCGTCACCATGCCCTACCAGGCGTGGCTCGACTGGCAGGCAGGGATGGACCTGTCGGAAGCCTGGCCTGACGCGACGGCGGAACAGATCACCCTGGTCGAGACCGGGCTCCACCCTGAACACTCGGGCGGGTAGCGGTGCCCAGCGGCCGGCACCGCACCACTAAACCTGAACCAGATACCACCCGGTTCAGGTATCAGTCGGCGAACCTGAACTACCCGAACCCACTCGTCGAGACGTGGGAGACCTGCCGTTCGTGGTACCGGCCACCCACCTGGTGGCAACGCCTCAGGCTGTGGATCCATGGCTAAGCGGCCCTGCATCGACTGCGGGGAACTGAGCGACCGAACCAGGTGCACACGACACAGGGCATCCAGAGAACGCAGCCGGCCTCAACGCCCAACCAACACGACACGTGACTGGACAGAGCGACAACGCAGAGCCCAAGCAGTCGCAGCGCACAGGCAGACCCACGGCGACTGGTGCCCCGGCTACGGAGTAGAAGCGCACACAAGCTCCGATCTGACAGCTGACCACGTCACACCCATCCACGCAGGTGGAGACCCCAACGGCCCACTCCAAGTCCTCTGCCGCTCCTGCAACGGCAGGAAGGCCGGGAGGGTGGGGGGCACCCCCTCGACGTAACGACACGACCCCACCGCCACCCCGTACCAACCTGTCTCGCGATCTCGGCGTTTCCCACGTTTCAGGAGGTGTGTTGCGTGCACTGCTCTGCTTGCCTCACGCCTCTGCCTCCGAAGAACGGACGCGGTGGACGCCTACGGAAGTACTGTTCGGATACCTGTCGCGTGTGGTTGCTTCGGCATCCAGGTGAGGTTCGAGCCACGGTCCGCGCCTGCGCCAGTTGCGGCGCAGACATCAGTCATCGCAACAGCAAGGCGCGATACTGCTCGAAGGCCTGCGGCGACAAGACCGAAAGCGCACGGGATCGGATGCGTAGGCGGCGCGCGCGCTTGGCGGGAGCGGTTACCGGCGATCCGGTCAATCGCGACAGGATCGCTGATCGAGATGGCTGGCGTTGCGGGATTTGCAACCGCGCGGTGAATCCTGTGCTTGCCTACCCACATCCGCGCAGCGCGAGTCTTGATCACATCATTCCGCTGGCAGAGGGTGGATCTCACGAGCCCGCGAACATCCGATTGGCGCACCTGACGTGCAACGTCGGCCGGGGTGCCCGGGGCGGCAACGAGCAGCTGGCTCTGGTGGGCTGAGATGCCTCGGGCACCGAAGTTCGAGCCAGCTCGTGGCACGCGCGGTAGAGGACCGACGAAGCTGCCAGCAGAAGGCAGGCAGGGCGACCTGCCAAACTGGCCACTGAGCGGCAAGCAGACGACCGCCGAGCGTGAGGCTTGGGCGGAACTGTGGACGACCCCGCAGGCAGTCGCTTGGGAGCGACTCGGTGCCGGGTGTGTTCGCGAGGTCGCTCGTTACTGCCGCCTGCGGACTGCCGCAGAGAAGCCAAACGCGACAGCCGCACAGCAGGCGCAGGTGACTGCACTGGCGGATCGGTTGGGTCTCACGCCGAAGGCGATGCGTCTGTTGCTCTGGGAGATCGTCGAGGACGAGATCGCGGCGCAACGGGAGGATCCTTCGGATGGGGTCCGAGGCCGGATCAAGGCGGTCTGATGCCGTGGCGCGGCCCCGAGGAAGAGGGCGAGTTCCCAACTCTCGGGTATGACGTCGGCGAGTGGATCGAAGGCCACCTGGTGATCCCGGACGGCTACCGTCAGGGTGAGCCGTACCGGTTGACGGATGAGATGTGGCGGTTTCTGCTGCATTTCTACCGGCTGGATCCGCGGGCTGAGCCGTGGCCGGGCCCGATTGGGTTGCGGCATACGGGTGGGCAGTTGCGGCGGTCGCAGAAGTGGGGCAAGGACCCGTTCGGTGCGGCGATCTGCTGGGCGGAGGCTTTGGGTCCGACCCGGTTCACCGGCTGGGACGCTGCCGGTGAACCGGTGGGCGCTCCGTATCCGACGCCGTTGATCGTGAATCTGGGGACGTCGGAGGAGCAGACCGACAACACGTGGCGCCCGTTGAAGGAGATGGGCCGCCGTGGGCCGCTGGTGGATGATCCGCGGGTGCGGGAGATCGGCGAGACGAAGATCGATCTCACGTCGGGCGGGAAACTCGAGCCGGCGACTACGTCGGCGCGGGCGCGTCTGGGTGCGCCGATGTCGTTCGTGACCTTGACGGAGTCGCACCTGTTCACGCTGCAGGGCGGGTACAGGCGGGTCGCGGGCGCGGTGAAGCGGAACGTCGCCGGCATGGACGGCCGCTGGCTGGAACTCACGAACGCGTGGGACCCGACAGAGGGGTCTGAGGCGCAGGTCACGGCGGAGTCGAAAGACCCGGACGTGCACGTCGACACGATCGAACCGCGGCGGGTCGAGGACCTCGACAACGACGACGAGCTCTACCAGGAACTGCTCAGGCAGTACGGCGACTCGGCGCGCGAAAGAGGCGGTTGGGTCAACATCAAGGGCCGTATCTTCTCCGAGTGCCGCTCCATCCGGCACATGGAGGCGGATCGGCGCAGGTTCTTCCTGAACGAGATCGTTGTCGGCGAGTCGGTGTTCGTGGACCCGATCCAGTGGGACCTGAAGGCCACCGATGACGGGTTGAAGCCGGGCGACTTGATCGCGCTCGGGTTCGACGGTTCGAAGTACCGTGACGCGACCGCGCTGATTGCTTCGCGCATGTCGGACGGGAAACTGTTCGAGTTGCGGATCTGGGAGCGGCCGAAGGACCCGGTGGAGGCGGCGAACTGGAAGGTCCCCTCAATCGAGGTGGACCGGGTGGTCCGGGACTCCATGGACGCCTACCAGGTGACGGTGCTGTTCGCTGACCCGTACAGGTGGCAGGACTACCTGGACGCGTGGGCCGGCGACTGGCCCGACAAGATCGTCGAATTCCCGACGAACGTCGAGCAGCGCATGGACAAGGCGATCGAACGGTTCACGACAGCGTTCACGCGCGGCGAGATCACCCATGACGGGTCGGGGACCCTCGCGGGTCACGCGAAGAACGCGGTGATCGTGAAGGGCTCGAGGAAGAAGCCCCGCCCTGGCGAGGACGAGCTGCTGCAGACGCACTACTTGAAGATGGCGAAACGTGGCGCGGGCATGTGGATCGACGCCGCTGTGGCGGCTGTTCTCGCTCACGAGGCACGCTCCCACGCCATCGAGCACGGATTGATGCCTGAGGAACCCCAACCATTCTTCGGTGCTTGGCGATAGGAGGCGACATGGCTCACGTGCTCGACCAGGTACCCGTGGGCCGCATCACCAAGGAGGCTCGTGAGGTCCGGTTCTCCCGGACTGTCCTGGCCGTGATCGCCGGCGTCTTGTACGGCATCGGGTGGTTGACGGCGAAACTGTTCGGTTTGGTGTGGTTCGCGGTGGCATGGGCCGGGACCGCGGTGAAGATCGGCTGGACCGATGCCCGCGGTGGAGGCGGCCGTGGGGCTTCTTGACCGGATCAGCGCGGCGCGGACGGTCGAGCAGCGGTACAGCGTCGACGACTGGATCAGCGACCTCGCTGCGTTCTCCTACAACGGGCACCAGTACCTGGCAGGTCTCAACACGACCTACGACGGTCAGCGGCTGCAGGCGATCCAGCACACACTCCCGGCGTACATGTCGCAGCTGCGGCAGGCACCGCCGGCGTTCGCCGCGCAGATGCTGCGGGCGTTCGTGTTGTCGCAGGCCCGGTTCGTGTTCCGGAACCGGCGGGTGTCGAGTTCGCCCCGGAAGGTCTTCGGCACCACTGCGCTGGGTCCTTTGGAGAGTCCGTGGCGGAACGCGACGACGCAGGATCTGCTGTCGCAGATGGAGTGGCACGCCGGTCTTGCGGGGAACGCGTACGCGTTCAACCGGAACCGTCCGGGGAGCGCGATCAAGCTGCTGAGACCGGACTGGACGGGAGTGCTGTGGGGCTCGGAGTCGGAGCCTGACGACCCGGCGAACGCGATCGACGGCGAGATCGTCGGCTACGTGTACCGATCCGGCGGCCTCATGGGTGGCCCGGGCAAGTTGCAGACGCTGGACGCGGAGGACGTGGCGCACTGGGCGCCCATCCCCGACCCGGAGAACCCGGGCCTGGGCATGAGTTGGTTGACGCCGGCGATCCGGGACATGCAGGCGGACAAGGCCGCTACTGAGCACAAGGTGAAGTACTTCACCAACGCAGCGACCCCGAACCTGGTGATCAAGGGCATCCCGGCCCAGACTCCGGCACAGTTCAACGAACTGGTCGACGCGATCGAACAAAAGCACGCAGGCGCGGCGAACGCGTTCAGGACGCTGTACCTGACGGCCGGCGCAGACGCTACCCCGATCGGCGCGAACCTGAAAGACATCGACTTCAGCACCGTGCAGGGATCAGGCGAGACCCGCATCAGCGTCCTGTCCCGGGTCCCCGCCGCGATCCTCGGCATCAGCGAGGGCTTGCAAGGGTCGAGTTTGAACGCCGGGAACTTCTCTGCGGCACGGAGAACGTTCGCTGACACCTGGGTGTACCCGAACCTGCAGAACATCTGCGGGTCTCTGGCGTCGATCGTGAAGGTCCCCAGCGACTCGGAGCTCTGGTTCGACACCTCCGACATCCCGCTGCTGCGGGAGGACGGCAAGGACGCCGCGGAGATCGCCTCCACGGACGCGCAGACGATCCGCAACCTGACGGACGCCGGGTTCGAACCCGAATCGATCATCACCGCGATGCGGGCCCATGACTGGTCCCTGCTGCGGCATTCCGGGTTGTTCTCGGTCCAGCTGCAGCCGGCCGGGTCAACACCAGCAATCACGCAAGGAGAAGGCGCATGAACGGACCCGAGTTCCGCGCGGTCGAGTTCCGCGCCGAACAGACCGGCGACGGCCGCACCCTCGAAGGGTACGGCGCCGTGTTCGACACCCCGGCCCGTATCCAGGACTGGTTCGGGTCCTGGTACGAGTCGATCGCCCGCGGAGCGTTCAAGAAGACCCTCCGGGCGAAGACGCCGGTGCTGCAGTTCGACCACGGCCGCGACGCCCGCACAGGGTCGGTGCCGATCGGATCCATCAACGAACTGACCGAGGATGAGCGGGGCCTGTTCGTTCGGGCCCGCCTGTTCGAGAACCCTGTCGTGGAACCGATCCGCCAAGCCATCGAAGGCGGCGCGATCGACGGCATGTCGTTCCGGTTCAACGTGACCCGCGAGGAGTGGCGCGACGCCGACGGGAAGAAGCTGAAGCCCGAGGAGATCGACGACCTTCTGTGGGTCGGCACCGAAGGCATCCAGCGCACGATCCAAGAGGTCGAACTGCACGAACTCGGGCCCGTTGTGTTCCCCGCCTACGACGCGACCAGTGTCGGGGTCCGGTCGATGCTGTCGAAGCTCGACCCGGAGGAACGCGCAGCCCTCGTCAAGGAAGTTGTCGCCGAACTCCGGCGGCTCCCAGATCTCACCGGGCGACCCGCAGGGGCTGTGGGTGGCGGTGACTCCGACGCCGAGGAAAAGGCGTCACCTGTCCTGTCTCGCAAACGAGCCCACCAGAACGTGGTGCTCAAGACCTACGGAGTCATCGAATGACTGACATCCAGGAGGAGCGCGGGCTGGTCCCGGGCAGCCTCGACGACCTGAAGGGCCTCACGCCCGACGAACTCCGCAACACCCTCGAGGTGCTCGACGCGCACCTGCGGTCGCTGCACCAGACCGACGAGGGCGAGCTCCGCGACCTGACCTCCGACGAGGACGCCGCGCTCGAGACCGGGATCGAGATCCGGAAGGCGATCGTCGACAAGCTCGACAAGCACAACCGGATCAGCGAGATCTTCCGGCAGAAGCCGCAGGCCGTGAAGCAGGCCCTCAACAACATCCGCTACGGTCTCGACGACCCGGCCTCGGATGTTCGGCGCCTCACGAACCAGGAGGCCCGCGACCGGGCCCTGAAGTCCCTGGACTCCCGTGACACCGCCGGCCACCTGTCGGCCGCGGCGAAGGACCACGTGGAGCGGCAGATCCGCACCAACCCGGACATCGCCCGCCGCATCGTCGTCACCGAGAACGAGCACTACCGCGAAGCGTGGATGAAGCTCGTCACCCGGCAGCACCCGCAGCTGACGCAGGACGAGCAGCACGCTCTCTCGGCGTTCGAGGAGTACCGGGCCATGTCGGAGGGCACCACCACCGCCGGTGGTTTCGGTGTCCCGGTCTACATCGACCCATCGATCATCCTCACCGCGCAGGAGTCCGGGAACCCGTTCCTGCAGATCTGCCGCCAGGTGACAGTGAACACCACCGCCTGGAAGGGCGTGTCGTCCGCGGGCGTGTCGTGGTCGTTCGACGCGGAGGCCGCCGAGGTCAGCGACGACTCGCCGACCCTGGCGCAGCCGAGCGTCACGGTGAACATGGCGCGCGGCTTCATCCCGTTCTCGATCGAGGTCGGGATGGACTACCCCGGGTTCGCGTCGGAGATGCAGCGGCTCCTCGCCGAAGGCTACGACGAGCTGCTGGTCGACAAGTTCTCCCGCGGATCCGGCTCCGGCGAGCCCCGCGGCATCCTCACCGCCCTGGACGCGAACACGAACGTCGAGGTCGTCACGACCACCGACGGCGCGTTCGGCCAGGAAGACATCTACAAGGTGTGGAAGGCGCTGCCGCAGAAGTACCGCCGGCAGGCCGCGTGGATGATGTCGGTGGACGTCAACAACCGGATCCGGCAGTTCGGTACGGCGAACGTGTTCCACGCGTTCACCCAGAACCTGCCGGCCGAGTGGGCCGACACCCTGTTCGGGAAGGCCGTGTACGAGTCGCCGTACTTCCCGGACTTCACCGGCACCACGGGCGCGGAGAACCGGCTGGTCGTGGGCGACTGGTCCAACTACGTCATCGCCCGCAACGGCGGCATGAGCGTCGAGCTCGTCCCGCACCTGTTCGCCACGGCGAACAACCTGCCGTCCGGCCAGCGCGGCTGGTTCGCGTACAGCCGCATCGGCGGCAACAGCGTGAACGACCTCGGCTTCCGGCTGCTGCAGAACCAGTAACAGACACCCTCGGCTGATCGACGAGGGAAGGAGGCCCCGGTTCCTCTGGGTGACCGGGGCCTCCGCCTTACCCAGAAGGAGTAAGCGATGGCACTCGTATTCGCCAACTGCACCACATGGATCGCTGACGGGCACCTCATCCAGGACGAGGCGTGGGACGCCGACGACCCGATCGTCAAGGCCCGCCCCGATCTGTTCAGCGACGAACCGTCAGTCGTTCGCGGGGTCCGGAAGCCGGCGGCGCCGGTCGAGACCGCGACCGCTGAGCCGGGCGAGAAGCGGACCCGGACGCGGCGTGCGTGACAGCGTCACCCTGGCCTACGTACACGACACCGAAGTCTCCTACAGCTTCCACCAGTCCCTGGTGAACTTGATCCTGTTCGACGCTGGCGAACAGGGCAGGATCATGCGGGGCGGTTACAACGCAGTCCGATGCGCACGGTCAGGGTCGCTCGCGGACGCACGTAACCAGGCAGTGGAAGGGTTCCTCGCGAGCTCCCCCGGTGAGTGGCTGTTCTGGATCGACACCGACATGGGGTTCGAGCACGACACCGTCGAACGGCTCCTCGAGTCCGCAGACGAGACGGACCGCCCGATCGTGGGTGGGTTGTGTTTCGCGCAGCGCGAGATCGCGCAGGACGGGATGCACGGCTACCGCACCGCGCCGAGGTTCACGATCCTCGACTGGGTCGACACCCCCGAAGGTCAGCGGTTCATGGGGCGCTCCACGTACCCGGTGAACGCGCTTGTTCCGTGCGCCGGCACGGGGTCGGCGTGCATCTTGATCCACCGATCTGTGTTCGAGCGGATCCGTGACGAGTTCGGTCCCACCTGGTACACGCAGATCGTGGGCGATGACGGGAAACTGCTCGGCGAGGATGTCTCGTTCTGTGTCCGCGCCGGCGCGGCCGGGATCCCGGTCCACGTCAACACCGCGGTCCGCACGACGCACCTGAAGAACGTGTGGCTCCAGGAAGCCGACTTCTGGGAGATGGCTGTACCTTCGCCCGCGACCGAGCGGACGGCGGTCATCGTCCCGGCGATGCGGTACGCGCACGCGGAACGGTTCATGACCTCGCTGCGCGCCTCGACCGGGATGGCGACTGTGTACGCGGTAGCCGCAGGAAACGAAGCAGAAGCGATCGAGGCCTGGAGCGCGGCGGGCGCCGAAATCCTGCTGGGCGACGGGACTACGTTCGCTCAGCGCATGAACACCGGGTATCGCTGCACCACCGAACCGTGGACGTTCGTGGTCGGCGATGACGTGGTGTTTCGGCCTGGCTGGCTGGACCACGCACAGTCGATCGCTGGTGAGCGTTACCACGTGATCGGCACCAATGACCTCGGCAACCCGCACGTGATGGCCGGCGAACACGCCACCCACATGCTGATCCGCCGCTCCTACATCGACGACGTCGGCGCGTCGTGGGACGGCCCGAAGAACGTGTGTCATGAAGGCTACCGGCACTGGTTCGTCGACAACGAGATCGTCACCGCGGCGCAGCAACGCGACGTGTGGGCGATGTCCCTCGGGTCCGTGGTGGAGCATCTGCACCCGGCGTGGGGCAAGGCAGACAACGACGACGTGTACGAGCTGGGTCAGTCCCACGCACCACAGGACCGGGTCCTGTTCGAGGAAAGGCGGCGAACCTATGCACGCTGAAGCTTTCGCGTGGGTCGCCACCCACGCCACCATCGACGCGGTCGAGGTCCTGGACATTGGCGGCCGGAACGTCAACGGCTCCGTGAAGGACCTGTTCCCGAACGCCGCCCGGTACGTCGCGGTCGACATCCGCGAAGGCGACGGGGTCGACGTGGTCGCGGACGCCGCCACGTGGGTCCCGGACCAGGAGTATGACGTGGTGGTCTCGACGGAGACGTTCGAGCACACTCCGGTGTGGCCGGAGATCTGCCTGACGGCGTTCAAGGCCATGAAGACCGGCGGGCGGCTGATCCTCACCATGGCCGGCCCCGGCAGGAGTGAGCACTCCGCGATTGACGGCGGACCTCTCCAGCCCGGCGAGTACTACGGCAACGTCGACTCCGAGCACCTGAAGCATGTGCTGGTGTCGGCCGGGTTCAAGGACGTTGTCGTGGACTCCCGCGTTTCGCCGGCCGACACCCGTGCGATAGCTACGAAGTAGGAAGGGAACCATGGCTCTCTCAGGACAATCGTTCGGTGCGACCGCTCGGAACAGCCCGGGGGTTGTGGCCGGACCGTTCATGAACGACATGAATGTGCTGATTCGGCTGTCCGGTGTGGCGGCGATGCAGCGCATCGGATTCACGCAGGATGATGTTGCTGACGGCTCCGGTGTAGATGACCGCGGCTTCATGCTGCTGTCGGGCGAAGAGGTCTCCTTTGTCCTCGCCTCCGGAGACTCGGTCTACGCCAACGGGTCCCTCCTCGACAATGGCAACGGCCCTGCGGCGGTCCTGAGCATCCTCGCAACGAAGGTGGTGTGACGTGGCTGTCGGGCTTTCGGCTGCGAACGCAGCGAACAAGTTCCTGGAGTGGCTCTTCAACGCCACATCCACAGGCACTGCTCCCGCGAACATCTGGATCCAGCTCCACACTGGTGACCCCGGCGCGTCAGGTACTGCGAACGTCGCCGGCAACGCGACCCGCAAGGATCTCACCGCGGCGATGGGAACCGCCTCGGGTGGCGCGATCACGAACACGGCGGCGATCACGTGGACCACGGGCGAGGTGGACACCTCCGAGGACTACACCCACTGGGCGCTGTTCGACGCATCCACCTCCGGAACCTTCTTGTGCTCCGGGACGATGACCGCGAACGCCGTCACGGTCGGGGATGAGTTCACGATCCCGATCGGCGATTTCGACGCGTCGTTCAACACTGCGGCCTGAGGCCGCCTGTAGTTCATCTGTCCATCCTGGGGATTCACGTAAGGCGAGATCCCCATGGCGCAAGCAAACGATTCAATCCCCATCACGCCGGGTGCAGGGGAGGACATCGCGGTACATACGGCGGGCGGTAAGCAGCACCAGGTGGTGATGCTTGCCAACCCGACCGGGAACCTCGTCGGCACTGTCCCCACGTATTCGGCGTGGTCCGGTGCCGTGACCGCCTCGGCGAACCTGCCCTACCTGCATGTGTTCAACGCGTCCGGGTCAGGCAAGGTCGTGAAGATGCGGAAGGTGTTCATCCAGCCTTCGATGGCAACGAATGCGCTGGGTGCTCAGACGTGGCGGGTCGCCAAAACTTCCGCGGTGGGGACGACCGGGAACACGGCGATCACGATCCGGCAGCACGACTCCGCCGACGCCGCGGTCCCGGCACAGATCACCGCGGCACGCTCCTACACGGCCGGCGGAACTCAGACGTTCACGTACTTCGAGATCCCATTGTCGGTGGAGGAGACGCTTCCGGCGGTCGGTCAGGCGCCGTTCTGGAACATCCTCCCGAACGACGGCGACATCGTCTCGGACTACATCCTCCGGGAGGGTGAAGGGCTGGTCGTCCAGAACGTCACGGGCGGCTCGTACAGCTGGTCAGTGCTCGGCGTTTTCTCGATCGAGTAGCCATGTTGCTGCTACTCCGGTCCTCTACTGGGGGTGGCGGGATGGCGTTCACGGTCACCGCCCGCCACACCGGCAACTCGGGTACGACCAGCGCCCAGACCAGGGCGACGAACTCCACCACCCCCACCGCGAACTCGCTGTTCCTGACACTCTGGGGCCAGGAGAACGACGCTGTAGCCACCGCACCTAGTTACCAAACCCCCACCGGCGGCAGCCTCACCTACACGCAGATCACGACGGTCGGCACCACGTCGATCCCGTGGAACGGTGACGACGGGTTCCGGCTGGGCGCCGCTGCGTACCGGGCCGACGTTGGTGGTTCGCCTTCAGCGTTCGCGGTCACCGTCGACTCGTTCTCAGGTACGACGGTCGCGTTCTACGGCGTCGTCTGTCTCGACATCACCGGCCACGACACCACGACCCCGATCGTTGCCGGCAGGACCGTTACCGCAGGTACCACCAAGGGCGGCGGGAGCGCCGAAACCGGCACGATCACCCTCAACGCGACCCCCACCTCAGGCAACCTGCTCGTGGTCGTGTTCGTCGCCGGCGCGGACGCCGGCGGCGGGTTCGCTTCCCCCACCGCCGGCGCGGGGAAGACGTTCACCACGGTCACGAACCAGAACAGCTCGTTCTGCCAGGTCGGGGTGTTCACCCGGGTCGCTGACGGCACCGAGTCCACCACGGTCACCTGCTCGGACCTGGGGCAGTCGGTCGGCAACTACGCGGCGATAGCGTTCGAGGTCGCTCCTGCCGCTGGTGGCGGAACAACGGTCAACGGCGCAGCTGCCGGGACATTCGGGTTCACCGCAACGGCGAACGGTATCGACCGTGCGCTCGGCTCCGCGGTCGCCAGCTTCGGCTACGTCGGTACAGCGGCCGGTGTAGATCGCGCCCTTGGGGTAGCGACTGGATTGTTCGGGTTTACCGCTGCAGCGTCCGGGACGGTCGGGGCGCCCCCGGTAACTGGTCAGGCCGCCGCCGCTTTCGGCTTTACGGCCACTGCGGCAGGTACGCCCCGCCACCGCGGGCAGGTAACCGCGAGTTTCGGTTTCACCGGCAGCGCATCAGGTGTCGACCGGGCAATCGGCGTTGCCGCTGCGGCGTTCGGGTTCGCAGGCGCGTCCGCCGGCATCGACCGGTCCATCGGGGTCGCAGTAGGAGCCTTCGGGTTCACCGCCACCGCCGCAGGTATCCCCGAGGTCATCGGTGTCGCGGTCGCAGTTTTCGGGTTCACCGGGTCCGCCCAGGGGTTCGCGGGAACCCCACCCGTCACCGGTGCGGCAGTCGGGTCGTTCGGGTTCACGGCGGTTTCGACAGGCCGGCCCACAACCCCCGGCGCGGCGGTTGCTGTCTTCGGATTCACCGCCACCGCGAACGGACGCCCCCGGAAGTTGGGTGTCGCAACCGGGAGCCTCGGCTTCACCGCGACAGTTTCCGGAACCCGCAGAACCCTGGGTGCCGCGCAGGCATTGCTGGGCTTCCTCGCGGCAGCAAGCGGCCAGGGCGCGACAGTGAACGCCCAATCACTAGCCACGGTCACCGACCCACGCACCAGCTCCCCCACGGCCACCGAGCGCAGAACCTCTGCCGCGGCAGTGACCGCGCCCGCGGCCTCGGAACCAAACGTCAACTGAGGAGGTACCGATGGCGGCGGTGTTCTTCGAAGGCGCATCCGAACTCGCGACACTCACCAACACCTTCACCGTCGCCGGCACCCCCACCGACCCGGCCACCATCACCCTCACCATCACCGACCCCACCGGTACATCCACCGCCTACACCCACGACGCCGGCCAGATCACCAAAACCAGCACCGGCGTCTACACCAAGGACATCCCGTGCACCATCGCGGGAACGTGGGTGTACGAGTGGGCCGGTACCGCGTCGGCGTCCGATGTTGTGGCGGGAACGTGGGAGGTTCTCGAGACCGACCTGGGGAAGCTGTACTGCACCGTCGAGATGCTGAAGTCCAGCTTCAAGGACCCCCGCGCAACCGACGACCTCGAGTACCACTCGGCCTGCTTCGCGGCTTCCCGGTCGCTGGAGCAGTACTGCCAGCGGGTCTTCTACCGCACCGCCGAACAAACCCGCACCCTGAACCCCACCGGGTCAACCTGCCTGAAGCTGCCGCCGTTCTACGACCTCGTGTCCGTCACCTCCCTCGAGGTCGACGGAACCCCGTGGGGTCTGTCGAACTACCAGCTGCTGTGTGACGACGACACCCCGAACACGATGGCGGGCCCCGAGGAGAAGCCGTACGTGAAGATCCGGGCCCTCAACGGCACCTACCCAGCCCCCACCAGTGGACGCCTGGACGTCGTGGAGGTCACGGGTGTGTGGGGGTGGCCGACCGTGCCGTGGGCCATCAAGAAGGCCGCGGAGATCATCGCCGCGGAAACCTTCAAACTGAAGGACTCACCGGGGATGGTTGTGGCCGGGTTCGAAGACTTCGACGTGTCGATGCTCGGCGCGGACGCGAAACGCCGCTTCGCCCGGTTCGCGGGCCCGTACCGCCGTCACGCGTTCCTGGCGGCGTGATGGCCACCAACAGTGAACTCCGCGCAGGTGTCGCGACCGCGTTGCGCACCATCGCCGACCTGCAGGTGTATGAGCGGCCCCCGGGAGAGATCGTCACCGACGCCGCCGTGGTGCGACGCCGCGGCACCAACTACGACGTGACCCTCGACGGCCTCGACGACACCACCTGGGGCATCACCGTGTTCGTGTCGTTCGCGAACACCGACGCCGGCGCGGAAAGCCTCGACGACTACGTGTCCCAGACCGGCCCCAAATCCATTGTGGCCGCGATCGAAGACGACCCCACGCTCGGCGGGATCGTCTCGTACTGCCATGTCGCGAACGCGGAAGGAGAGAAGGTCACCAACTACGCCGGCACCGATTACCTCACTGTCGACTTCAACCTTGAGATTGGGGACTAGGTCAGGATGTCCCACCTGATTCTCACCGGAGCCTCTGGCTTCGTCGGAAGCCACGTGCTCAGGCACGTTCTGTCCGAAACCGACTGGACCGTTGCCTGCCCTGTGTCGTTCCGGCACAAGGGCCTCCCGGCCCGCATCACCGCACGCATCGACTCCGCCGCCGCGGACCACCCGGAATGGCGGGACCGCATCGACATCGTCCGCTGTGACCTGTCGGCCCCGGTGGACCACATGACGTTCAACCGGCTCGGCGGTGACCGCTGCGACTTCCTTCTGAACGTTGCGTCGGAGTCGCACGTGGACCGGTCGATCAGCGACCCGGTTGGGTTCGTGTCGAACAATGTCAGCCTGGTGCTGAACGTGCTCGAGGCCGCCCGGAAGATGCCGAACCTGCAGGCGCTGATTCAGATCTCCACCGACGAGGTGTACGGCCCCGCCCCGGACAGCCACAACCACGCCGAGTGGGAGCCGCTGGTCCCGTCGAACCCGTACGCGGCGTCGAAGGCCGCGCAAGAGGCGATCGCGATCTCGTACTGGCGCACCTACGGGTTGCCTCTGATCATCACGAACACGATGAACATCATCGGCGAGATGCAGGACGCCGAGAAGTTCATTCCGATGACGATCAAGCGGGTCCTGTCGGGCGAGAAGATGACGATCCACGGCTCCCCGGATGGCCGGATCGGGTCCAGGTTCTACCTGCACGCCCGCAACCAGGCCGACGCGCTCCTGTACCTGCTGCGCAACGCGCACCGCGGACCCGTCGATCGGGTCGAGTTTGCTGACGGCGCGGTTGAGGCGCTGCGCTGGGGTCCTGGGGTCGACCGTCCGCTGAAGTTCCATGTCGTTGGTGAGCGTGAGGTCGACAACCTCGAGATGGCGCGCATGGTCGCCGAGTACGCCGGCCGGCAACTCGCCTACGAGATCGTCGACTTCCACTCATCCCGGCCGGGGCACGACCTGCGGTACGCGATGGACGGCGCCCGCATGGAAGCCCTTGGGTGGAAGGCCCCGGTTCCGTTGGAGGACTCGCTCCGCAAGACCGTGGAGTGGACCCTCGCGCACCCGGAGTGGCTGGCATGAGGCAGGACGAGATCGATCGCCTGCCCGACTCGATCGAGTACGCGAAGGTCGAGGGGTTCTTGGTCAGCTTGGGGATTACGCCGACGGATGTGGCTGCGATGCACATGACGGATGCACACGGTCGCAAGTTCCTCGCCGAAGATGGCGCCGCGAAGCACACGGTGTCTCTCAAGATGGACTACGGGAAATGAGGGTCCTCCTCGTACACCCTGGTCCGGGGTTCTCGGTGCATGACGTGTACACGGGCTGGCAGGAAGGCCTCGAGGCCGCTGGGACACAGGTCGCGACCTACAACCTGCATGACCGGCTCACGTTCTACGACCGCACCTACCTGCACGTCTCCGACTCCCTGTTCCGCAAAGCCCTCGAGCCTGAACAGGCGATCGAGCTTGCCGTGAACGGTCTCCTGTCGGCCTGCTACCAGTACTGGCCTGACGTGGTCGTGGTGGTGACGGGGTTCCTCGTCAAGGCGGAGATGCTCGATCTGCTGCGGGGACGTGGGCACAAGGTGGTGCTGATTCACACCGAGCAGCCGTACGAGACCGAACGGGAACTTGCGCTTGCGGCGCACGCGGACCTGAACCTGCTGAACGATCCGGTCAACCTGGACCTGTTCAAGGCGGTCGCGCCGTCGGTGTATATGCCGCACGCCTACCGGCCCCATATCCACAAACCCGGGGTGTTCGCCCCGGAGGCGGCGTCGGACTTCGCGTTCGTCGGCACCGGGTTCCAGTCCCGCATCGACTTCTTCGAAGCGATGAACTTCGACGGTGTCGACGTGGCACTAGCGGGGAACTGGCAGCAACTCGCCGAAGACTCGCCGCTGCGGAAGTTCGTGGCGCACCCGATTGACCAGTGCTGCGACAACACCGAAGGTATCCGCCTCTACCAGTCGTCGAAGGCCGGCCTGAACCTGTACCGGCGCGAGATCGAAGACGGCGGCACCTCCGCGGGGTGGGCGATGGGGCCCCGTGAGGTCGAGATGGCAGCGACCGGGCTGTTCTTCCTCCGCGACCCCCGCGGCGAAGGCGACGAACTGTTCCCGATGTTGCCGACCTTCGCGACACCAGAAGACGCGAGCGACCAGCTGAAGTGGTGGCTCGCCCACGAAGACGCGCGGCTCGACGCCGCGGCGAAGGCCCGGGAAGCGATCGCCGACCGGACATTCACCAACAACGCAGCCCTTCTGCTGCAACTACTGGAGGAGTGAAACATGGCTCGTATCCACGGGCGGAACGGCGCTGTCTACATGAACCTGACCAGCGGCGGCACCGCCGAACCGGTCGCGTTCCTGAACAGCTGGAGCATCAGCGCCCAGACCGACAAGGCCGACGTGACCGCGTTCGGCGACGCGAACAAGGTGTACGTCGCCGGCCTCCCGGACTCCTCGGGTGAGTTCTCCGGGTTCTACGACGACGCCACCGTGCAGACCTACACCGCCGCGGTCGACGGCATCGCCCGCAAGTTCTACCTGTACCCGTCGCGCCTCACCAACAGCCAGTACTGGTGGGGGACGATCCTCCCGGACTTCTCCGTGAACGCCGGCGTCGGCGGCGCGGCGGAGATCTCGGCATCCTGGAACGCTGCCTCGGCCATCGTCAAGGTGGGCTGACGTGGTTGCCGACATCCGGGTCGAAGGCGCGGACAAGTTCGGCATCCTCGGGAAAGCTCTCCGCAAGTACGGCGACAAGGAACTCCGCAAGGAGTTGTACGCCGGCATCAACCGGGCCGTTAAGCCCCTCACGGAGTCAGTGAAGGACTCGACCACGCAGTACTTCCCCAGGCGGTACGCACTGGAGCTCGCGAAGTACCTGCGGGTCAGGACCAGGCGCCGCGCCGGGAAAGACCCAGCGATCTACCTGGTCGGCCGCGCAAAAACGAAGCAAGGCAAAGACAGGGACCTGGCATCCCTGAACCGCGGCCGGCTGCGGCACCCCCTCTACGGGAACCGCCGCTACTGGTACGACCAGGACGTCGACCCGAACTGGTGGGACGACCCACTGATCCAGGGATCCGATCAGGTGCGCGAGGAGATCGTGAACGTCCTCGACGACATCGGCATCCGCCTCGCGAAGCAACTCTGAACCAGCGGGACCGTCCCACCTGACCTGGGCGGTCCCGCTGCCACATCCAAGGTCAGGACAGGTCAGGAAGGCCAGATCATGGCTGCAACGAAACTGAAGGTCGAGTACGCCGACGGCCGCGTCGTCGAGGTGATCGCGAGCCCGAAGGCGCAGGTCGAGACCGAGCGCCGGTTCAAGACCACCGATCAGGCGCAGGCGCAGATGATCGAGTCGTCGTTCTTCCTCGCGTGGGCGTCGCTGCACTACGCCGGCAAGGAGCCCGCTGACTTCGAGGCGTGGCTCAGCCTGGTCGCCGACGTCGACCAGGTCCAGAAGACCATGAAGGACGAGGCCGACACGGACCCTACCCAGGTGACTCAGTCATCTACTGGATCGTCCGACTGAGCCTCGCCACCCGCATCCCCTTCGAGCATCTCGCAGACCTCGACTGGGCGACCCTCTACACCTACGAGACGGCGCTCATCGACATCAACGACGAATCCCAGGGGTGACCGATGACCGCTCTGTCTTTCGACATCCTTGGCCGCGACAAGGCGTCCGCCGCGTTCGACAAGGTCGGCAAGTCCGCCGAGAAGACAGAGAAAAAGTTCGGGTTCCTCGCTGCCCGCAGCAACGGCCTGACCGCCGGCATGACAGCCGGGTTCGGGAGGGTCGTTGCCGCAATGGGCGCAGTCGCGACCGTGACCGTGTTCAAAGGGTTCATCAACGAGGCGCGCGAGTCCCGAAAGGTCGCGTCTCTGACCGAGTCGATCATCAAGTCGACCGGTGGCGCGGCGAAGATCAGCGCGAATCAGGTCGGGGCGCTTGCGGAGGCGATCAGCAACAAGACCGGAGTCGACGACGAGGCGATCCAGTCCGGGTCGAACCTGCTGCTGACGTTCAAGAACGTACGCAACGAGGTCGGCAAGGGCGCGAACATCTTCGACCGCGCCACCCAGGCGGCGGTGGACCTGTCCGCGGCCGGGTTCGGCGACATCAACGGCGCGTCGAAGATGCTCGGCAAGGCCCTGAACGACCCTTTGAAGGGAATCACCGCGCTTGGCCGTGCGGGGGTCACGTTCACCGAAGGCCAGAAGAAGCAGATCGCGACCCTGGTCGAGACGGGCAAGACGCTCGAGGCTCAGAAGATCATCCTCAAGGAGGTCGAGTCCCAGGTCGGCGGTGCCGCCGCTGCCGCCGCTGACCCGATGCAAAAGCTCGGCGTGATCCTCGGCAACGTCAAGGAACGTCTCGGGACGGCGCTGCTCCCGGTCATCGACAAGGCCGCGGGCATGCTCGGGCGGGTCGTGCCGGCGGCTATCGACAAGGCTGCGACCGGGATCCGTGCGCTGACCGCCGCGTTCCGCGAAGGAGACGTCACCAGCGACGGGTTCGTCGGCGTCATGGAACAGATCGGTGCCAACGCCCGCGTCGCGTTTGACGTGTTCCAGACCCACGTCCTGCCCCGGCTCAAGGACTTCGGCAACTTCCTCACGACGAAGGTGATCCCGGCCCTGGCGAAGACCGGCCAGTTCATCAAGAAGAACCAGGACTTCTTCGTCCCCTTCGCAGGGACGATCCTCGCCATCGTCGCAGCCTTGAAGGCATGGGCTGTCATCCAGGGAATCTTGAACGTGGTGATGGCCGCGAACCCGATTGGCCTTGTCGTGATCGCGATCGCGGCACTCGTTGCCGGGTTGATCTATGCCTACAAGCACAGTGAGAAGTTCCGCGCGATCATCCAGGCAGTCGGCGGCGCCCTGAGAACGGCCTATGTCGCGATCGTCGACTTCGGGAAGAACACGATCAAGTTCTTCAAGGAACTGCCGGGCAACGTGTCCCGGGCGTTCGGCGATGCGAGGAACTGGCTCGTCCAGAAGGGCAAGGACTTCATCAACGGCCTGATCAACGGGATCTGGTCTGTTGCCAAGGGCATCGACTCGTGGATGATGCGCGCACCGGTGGCGAAGCTTCTCGCACCCTGGTACGGCGCCATCAAATGGCTCCTCGGGCCTGGCAAGAACTTCATCACCGGGTTCCTGAACGGTGTCATCAGCATCGCCCGCGGCGCCGGCGGCTGGATGATGCGCAACGTCATCAACCCGGTCGTGCGGGCGTTCTCTCGTGCCGGGTCGTGGCTCGTCACCCACGGACGTAACTTCATCAACGGCCTGATCAACGGGATAGTCGCGTACCTGCGCGCCCTCAAAGGCATCGGCACGTGGATCTACAACACCGTCATCGTTCCCGCGGTGAAGCCGTTCGCCCGCGCCGGCGCGTGGCTGGCCCGCGCTGGCCGCGACCTGATCGGTGGCCTGATCGGCGGCATAGCGACCCGCATGAAAGGCATCGGGTCCTGGATCAAGTCGCAGGTTGTCGATCCGATCGTGTCGGCGGTCAAGACGTTCTTCGGGATCAAGTCCCCGTCGAAGGTGTTCGAGGGCATCGGTCTGCACCTGATCGGGGGCCTGATGAAGGGCCTCGGTTCCGGGCGCGGCACGGCGATCGCGAAGAAGGTGTTCGGCGACATGCCGTCCGCACTGCGCGCAGTCGTCGGCAAGGGCCTGGTGTCGATCTCGAGCCTGCCGAACAAGGCACTCGACGCGCTCCTGGGCGCCGGCGGCGACCTCGCGGGGTCGTTCATCTCCGGCGGCCAGAAACTCGGCAACCGGCGCGTGTTCTACTCCGGTGAGCAGCTGGACCTGTCGACGTTCCAGAAGGTCCAGAAGGCCCAGGGCATCCTGGGTAGCGCGCTCAATATCACCCAGGGCTCCTACGAGCGCGCCAGCTCCTACTCGGGCACCACCCACACCGGCGGTGGCGTGTTCGACGTCGTGGGCGGGAACCTGAAGCGGATCAACGCCGCGCTCCGTTCGCTGGGGTTCGCGTCATGGATCCGGTCCCCTTCGCAGGGGCCGTGGCCGTGGCACATCCACGCTCTCGAGATCGGCAACCCGAACCTGTCCGGGAGTGCCCGCCGGCAGGTGCTGGACTATCTCGCCGGCGGCGACGGGCTCGGAGGATACAAGCTCGGTACCCCCTGGGTCCCGAACGACCAGCTCGCGCTACTCCACAAGGGCGAGGCGGTCATCCCAGAACCGGTGAACCGGCGGATGCGTTCAGTACGCCCGGGCGGGACACAGCGAGTGGTCCTGGAGTTCCGCAGCGACGGATCCGCGCACATGGACTACCTGGTCAACGAGTTCCGGAAGTATGTCCGGGTCGTCGGTGGCGGTGACGTGCAGCAAGCGTTCGGGACGAAGCGATGACGAATCAGGTCACGATCGAGATCGAAACCTCCCCGGGGGTGTGGACGAACATCACCTCGGATGTGCGACAGTCGTCAGGCGTCTCGATCTCGAGGGGCCGCAGCGACGAACAGCCCCAGGCCGGCCCGCAGAGACTCAGCTTCACCCTGAACAACCGGGACGGCAAGTACTCCCCGCGGAACCCACTGTCGACGCTGTTCGGGGTGATCGGACGCAACACCCCGGTGCGGTGCAAGATCGACAATTCGGCGTTTACCCGGTTCTACGGGGAGATCTCGGCGTGGCCACCTCGGTGGAACGAGAACCACGCCGACAACTTCGTCCAGATCGAGGCGTACGGGTTGCTGCGCCGGCTAGGCCAAGGGCAACCGACCGTCTCGAACGCGCTGAGGGACTGGGTCCTCGCGCAGTCGACGCTGTTCGCGTACTACCCGTTGTCGGGTGGTGAGGAGACGATCTACTCGCAGAACATCGCGCCCGGGAAATCGGGTTCGTTCATCGGTTCCACGAACGCGGTGTTCAAGTACGGCGTCGACATGGGCGCGGCGTGGCTCGGGACCGGGTTGGAGATCAACGCGACCGGCGACATCCCCTACATGCAGGGCACGGGGAACGCGATCGGCACCACTGTGGCTTTGGATTTCGTGTTCCAGTCGCTGGCGATGGGTGTGCTGGATGTGCAGATCTGGCCGAACCTGGACGAGATCTGGCAGCTGCGCCTCAACACTTCTGGGGACGCGGGTACTACGCAGGTGTCGTGGAACGACGGCAACGGCGGCGTCACCACGTCCACCGCTACCGCGGCTGTTGCTGCGTTGCAGGACACGGAGTTGCACACGTGCCGGTTCGAGCTCAGGCAGGTCGCCGGCCCCACGGTCGAGTGGTACACCTACATCGACGGTGAGTTGATCGAAACCAGCACGATGGGGTTGACGCAGAACCTCACCAGGTGCCCGATCTTCCGGTTCCACTACTCGCGGTTCGTGAACCAGACCTACGTCAACGTCGCACATTTGGCGTTGTGGGCTGACAACACCGCGGCGAACATCCCGGACGTGCAGGACTTCCACGACGCCGCGATGGCGTACTCCGGTGAGACCGCGATCGACCGGATCACGCGGGTCGCGACCGACGGGAACATCTCGATCATCACTGTGGGGACTGCGGCTGAGTCGATGCCGATGGGGCCGCAGTTCACCGAGACCCGGTTGGAGCAGATCCGTGATGTCGAGTCCACGGACATGGGGATCCTGTTCGAGACCCGCAACGCACCAGGGTTGACGTACCTATCTAGGGCGTCGCTGTATAACCAGACCGCCGCGTTCACACTCGACTACGCGGCCGGCCAAGTCTTCCCTCCGTTGGAGCCGGTGGACGACGACCAGGTCACCCGCAACGACGTCACCGCCACCCGACGGGACGGTGGCTCTGACCGGTACACCGTGGACGAGGGTCCGTTGTCCACGGAGGACCCACCGGACGGGGTGGGCAGGTACGAAACCAGTGTGACGGTGAACCCGGAAACCGACGGGTTCCTGCAGGGGATCGCCGCGTGGGTCGCGAACATCGGCACCCTCGACAGGGCCAGGTGGCCTTCGGTGACGGTGAACCTGAACTCCCCGAACATCTCGAGCGGGTTGGCGGACACGATCAAGGACGCCGAGATCGGGCAACGGTTCGTCATCACCAACATGGACGAAGCGTTCGTGTACGACGACGTCTCTTTGATCATCGTCGGCTACTCGGAGACGATCACCCCGTTCATCCACACGATCACGTTCAACTGCATGCCCGCGGAACCGTACACGGTCGCTGTGTATGACACCGCAAGGTACGACGCGGACGGCTCCACACTCACCTCGAACATCACCTCCACAGCCACGTCCCTGTCAGCCACCAAATCAGGGACAACCCTGTGGACGACGGATGGGACGCAGATGCCGTTCGACATCCGCGTGGGCGGTGAACGCCTCCGCGTCACAGCCGTCTCCGGGTCGAGTTCCCCGCAAACCCTGACCGTGACCCGCTCCATCAATCAGGTCGTGAAGGCGCATACCGCAGGTACCGCGATCGAACTGTGGGACACGCCCCGCTACGCACTCTGAGGAGACTCCCATGGCCTTCTCGACCGGCGACAAGGTGTACGCCCCCGGCCTCCCGAATGTGCAGGTGTTCACCGCATCCGGCACCTGGACCAAACCCTCCGGCCTCAGGGCCGCGATCGTCGAGGTCATCGGCGGCGGCGGAGGCGGCGGTGGGGTGGACGAGACGACCTCGTCACCATCCCAGGCAGAGGCAGGGTACGGCGGCGGTGGTGGGTACTCGAGGAAGCTGTTCCAGGCAAGCGACCTGAGCTCGACCGAGGCTGTAACGGTAGGTGCTGCTGGTGCTGCCGCGGCTGCGGGGCAGAACAACGGCGGATCTGGCGGCACGAGCACCTTCAAGACCGTGTCTGCCACTGGTGGCGGAGGTGGAACTGGAGCGGGCGTCACCTCCGGTACGACCCTCGCAACATCGGGCGCGGGTGGAACGGCGTCAGGTGGCGATCTGAACATCCCGGGCCAGCCTGGCTCTCAAGGGCGCGTGCTGTCCGGGCTCGCGATCCTGCAAGGCCGGGGTGGATGTTCCGGCCACGGCTACGGGTCCGGTGGTACAGCGAGGACGGTCGCGGGCAACGGCAACAACGCCACCGGTTTCGGCGGTGGCGGCGGCGCAGCGTTCGGCGCCGGCCAGGCATCACCGGTCGACCGAGCGGGAGGCGCCGGTTCAACGGGCGCGGTCATCATCACAACGGTCTATTAGTGAACTGGGGCAGCTAATGGCGATCAGGAACACTCCGGAAGGCGGTGCCTGATGGCGTTCGCGGCCGGCGACAAAATCATGGCACCGGGCCTGCCGAACGTGCAGGTGTTCACGTCCTCGGGGACGTGGAACAAGCCCACGGGGTTGCGGGCCGCGGTCGTCGAAGTGGTCGGCGGCGGCGGGGCGGGCGGCGGCACCAACACCCCCGCGGGTGTGGGGAGCCAGGCTGAAGGCGGCTACGGCGGCGGCGGCGGCTACTCGCGGAAACTGTTCCAGGCGTCCGATCTGAGTTCGTCGGAGTCCGTCACGGTGGGTTCCGGTGGAACGGGTTCGTCCGGTGCCGCTGGTTCCGCCGGCGGCACCAGCACGTTCAAGACTGTTTCCGCGACCGGTGGGGCGGGTGGCGGGGCGAGTATCAACAGCCTCACCAGCACCGTCTCTGCGGGAGGCGCCGGTGGTAGCGGCTCGGGCGGCGACTTGAACATCTCAGGCCAGCCCGGGTGCAACGGCCGGGTCGTCGCGTCCACGGCGGTCCTCGAAGCCCTCGCCGGCAATTCAGGTGCTGGGTTCGGTAGCGGCGCGAAAGCGCTCGGCTCGGCAGGCACTGGTAACGCCGGAACAGCCTACGGCGGCGGCGGCGGTGGAGCGTTCGGCGCGAACAGCACACAGACCGGAGGCGCAGGCGCGGCCGGAGTTGTGATCGTAACCACGTACTACTGAACGGGGATGAGGTATGGCAGCAGCAGGTAACGTCGCGTTCGCCACTCCGCACGCCGACGACGAGACCCTGTCAGCGGGCTATGGCCTCACCTGGTATGCCCGCGCCGGGTTCAACATCCACGCCCTCCTCATGTCCCGAGGCCCTGTCTCTGCGGCGAGTCTCAGGCTCGACGGAAGCCAGGCGTGCAGGTTCCACCCGTACACGCATGAGCCGCTGCAGGAAGGCTACGAACTGCCCACCGAAGAGGAGATCGGCGCGGCGCGCTGGGCCGAGTTCAAGGCAGCCGTGTACGCCATGTCCAGGATTGCCCCGGCCACGCCAGGGGTGACCGGCGACGTGTTCTTCTACGAGGGTGGGTTGGGCACGAACTACGGCTGCAACGGCTGCGCGTCCTCCACTGGGGCGGTCACCAGGCAAGCCGTGGACGCCGCTAGAGCGGTGCTGGAGCCGTGGGTGGACAGTCTGCCCCCGAACACTCACATCCGCACCATGTCCCCCACCGACGACCACCCGGATCACGGAGCTGTGGGGATCGCCGCCTACGAGATGTGGGAAGACCCGGCGTGGCACACGAAGATGGGTGACCTGATGTTCTTCGTGTCCCGCCTGTACTGGGGGAACGCGACCGCTCCGAGGCCGGTGGATGTGCTCGGGGAGCCCTGTACCTGGTTCCCCGCGGACACGGGGATGGGCCCGAACAACTCGATCTACAACGCGGTCGTCGACCATCTCCGCACCGTTGTGGTCCCCAGCTACGCGCAATGGTGCCCGCCCGGTGCGTGGGCTGTCGGGAAGCACAGCGTCGCCAGCCAATTCGCCGCCAACTACGGGCCAACAGCCTCGGTGTCGAACCTTTGGCACCCGCCTGTAGCTGGACGCAGCTACCCCGTACAGCCGTAGGAGGTGATGGGTGGACTCGCCCCAGCCCACCCTCGAGGAGTTCGAACAACTGAAGAGCGAGGTCGCCGAACTGCGTGAACAGGTCGAGGCGATCGAAGGTGCGCTGAACGCGCTCGTAGTGGTGTACGGCGTTCGCCGTATACCACCTCCTGGGGAAGGTGACCGTGGCCGATGAGCCGACCATTGGTGAGGTCGTCCGTGTCATCGCGGACCTACGCCGGTCCGTCGACCAACTCGCCGGCAAAGTCCTCACCGTCGAGGTGTGGAAAGCAGAGCGGGAATCGATTGAACTCCGGCTCCGCGAGAACGAGAAGGACATCGCCGCTCTCGAGGCGCGGACGACCGCAGACCGTGAGAAACGGGAACGCGAGAAGGCCGAGGCCGACAACCGCGCCGCCTCCAACCGGCGGCAGGCACTCATCGCGGTGCTCACGTCGATCATCGCCCCCGTCTTCGTCGGCGTTGTCCTCGCGGTCATCCTGAAGGGCTGATGATGTCCGACTCTCAGCATGTCAAGCCACGGCATGAACTGACCGCACTACTGATCGCTCTTGGACTCTCCGCAGTCCTCGCCTTGATCGTTGGTGGCGGCGCGTTCCTGTGGAACGAGATCCAGCAGGCGCGGGAAGACAACGCTGCACTCGCGAACCAGGTCAGGTCTCTCGGTGGGCAGCCGGTCGCCGAGGGGAAACCCGGCGAGAAAGGGCCACCCGGTCCCGAGGGGCCGCAGGGAATACAAGGCCCACAGGGCATCCAGGGGCCCCCAGGACTCCCCGGGAGGCAGGGCCCCATCGGCATCACGGGCCAGTCCCCTCAATGCCTCCTGGAGCCCTCCAAATGCGTCGGCCCCAAAGGAGTCGACGGCAAAAGCGGCGCAGACGGCAAGGACGGGGAGACGGGGCCCACTGGACCGCAGGGCGATCCCGGCGCTACAGGTGAGACGGGACCTCAAGGACCGGCTGGACCTCAAGGTGATCCGGGAACAACCGGTCCCGCCGGCCCGCAGGGCGAACCCGGAGTTGCCGGCAGAGGTATCGCCGACACCGACTGCCAGGAAGACGGCACCTGGCTGATCAGCTACACCGACGGCACAACGAGCACCAGCCGCGGCCCATGCCGGATCACCGTCGTGCCGCCATCCAACTAAGACGAACGGGGAACCCAATGGTCGACTACCTGCCACGCTCAGCGTGGAACGCCCGCCCACCCAACGGTGGACCCGGATCGCTCACTGTCTCCCGCGTCCAGGGCGCGGTGATCCACTGGCCCGGCACGTCATCGAAGACGCCGATCACCTCGAAGACCGGTGTGGCGTCCGCGCTGCGTGGATGGCAGAACTACCACATGGACAGCCGCGGATGGTCTGACATCGCGTATCAAGTGGCTGTGGATCAGGAAGGCCGCGCCTGGACCCTGCGGGGCCTCAGGACGCAGTCCGGGGCCAACGGCAACGAGGACCTGAACGAGCGGTACGGCGCGATCCTGCTGATCCTCATCGCCGGCGAGCAGCCCTCCGCGAAGATGAAGGCCACCGTCCGTGCCGTCATCGCCGACTTCCGCAAGATCTACCCGAAGGGCACCGCGATCCGGCCGCACTCCGCGGTGCGCCCGGACGGCACTGACTGCCCCGGCACACCTGCCCGCGCTGCGATCGCGCGCGGCGACTTCACCCCGAAAATCATCATCCCGGAGGACGACATGGCCCTGAGCGCCGAAGACAAGACCTGGATCGAGAGCCGCCTGCAGGCGTACGCGTCGTTCGTCGTACTCAACCGGCAGCAGACCACGGAGCGGGACCTGAATGAGATCCAGGCCGAGCTCGCTGAGTTCGCGGCGCAGCTGGACCGGATCGAGGACGACACCGACGACGACGCTGCCCCAAAAGCCTGACCGTCGCTGACCTGCGGGCGATGTTCCCCGGCAGGGTCTCGAGCGACACTGCCACGGTGGAGGCTGGGTGGCCGTCGCTGCTGGCGGAGATGCAGGCAGCCGACATCACCACGCCCCCCCGGGTAGCGGCGTTCCTGACGACGATCGCTCACGAGTCCCGGTTCCTGTACAACATCAAAGCCGCAGGCGACACGAGAGAGTACGCGGGCCGCGGGTTCATCCAGTTGACGGGGTCCGTGAACTACACGGCGGCCGGCGCCTATCTCGGTGCGGAGCTCGTGCTGGACCCGGATCTCGCGCTCTCGCTGCAATGGAGCGCGAAGATTGCCCGCTGGTACTGGACCGTCGCCCGCAACTGCAACGCGATGGCGGACTCGTACCACATGGGGAAGATCAACCGCGCTATCGGCTACCCGATCGGTGACGGCAGTGAGGATATCCGCCGCTGCCAATCCTTCAAGAACGCGCTCATCTACCTGACCGGCTCTCTGCCGGAAGGTGTCACGTGCACTCGGTAAGGAGCAAACCATGAAGTACGCGAAGGCTTGGGCTGCGCTCGTCGGTGCTGTTCTGACCGCGCTGTCCACCACCACTGGTGTCATCCCGGACGCGGCTCAGCCGTACGTGGCTCTGGCGCTCGCTGTCGCCACCGCGATCGCGACGTTCCAGATCCCGAACACCCCGGCGGAGTGACCATGCCTCGCTGGGTGTGGGTCCTGATCGGTATCGCGGCATTGCTGCTGGTGCTGTGGCTGGTGGGCATCAGGTTCACCCTGTCCGTCCACTGACACAGTGTTTCAGCGATGTCGCGAAGTTAGCGTCATCGAGACATGAGCGACCCCGCCACCCAGACGGTGGCGGGGTCTTCTTTCGTTTCCCCGAGCAAGGCCATTGGTCCAGGGAAGCGAAACCTACTTCGGGATCAGAGCCTCGACAGCAGCCACGCACTCGTCGTACTCGTAGCCGTCGTGGATCTCCGCGGTCTTCAACGCCTCGAGCGCGTCACGGACACCTTGCAGGCGGCCCATCTCGTAGGCCGACCCGAAGAAGTTTGGGTTCTCCGCGGTCCCGGCGTTCACGACCCGGATCGGTTCGCTCATTGCCCCTCCCTGGCGTTGTCGCGGTCCCGGCGCAGGTCGTTGATCACGTTCGCCGGCTCACCCTCGTCGATAGCGTTCATCAAGTCCGCGTGCGCCACGGCGTGGTCCTGGCTGACGCACTTCCCCGGCATCAACAGGCCCCGGTCGGCAATCCGCCAGTTGCTGTGTTCGTCCTGTGTGGGCGAGAACCTCACCACTCCACCCCCTTGGGCGGCGGCGGAGTATCGATGTAGCCGAGTACCCAGGCTTCGCGCATCGCTTCCTCCTCCGTGAGGCCTCGCCTCCGCACGGACTCCGCCCACAGCGCCATGCGGAAGCGACTAGGGCGCGGCTTCTCGCGCAGGTTCTGGAGCGCGAGCATCGTCATCACCGCAACCATGACGACAAGCATCACGATCTCCCAGGTGCTCACCACTCCACCCCCGGGGTCAGGCTGTCGATCGCCAGCAGGACATCATCCCGCATCGTGTCGCGGCCATGCTGGTACTGCTCGGAGCCTTTGCCGGTCTCGATGGCCCTCACGGCAGCCGTGATCTCCGCTGTGACACGCGCGCGGATCTCACGCTCTACCCGCCAAGCTTCGCGGGTTGCATCGGTGGTCTCGCTCATTGCGTCACCTTCTTCACGAACGCCTCGATGTCCGCCCACTCACCGTCGCTGGCAGTGAACGTGAACCTGATCGTGTCACCCGGCAGATCTGTCTCGTCCCATTCGACACCCTTCACCCGCAGGTACTGGCGTACCTGATGGCGGGTAACGAACCCGGTAACCGTCACCTCACGCGAACTGGTCACGACTCATCCTCGGGAGACTGGCACGTCGTACAGTTCCAGCATCACGAAACCGTCCTGACCGTCCTCTGCGTCCGGGGCACCGCGCCCGCCTCGACCGACGACGACCCGCCACACATCCGAGATCTCGTCCGCCGGCACCAGCGTAGAGCGCGACTCACCCTGACCACCGGGGCTGCCGTCTGACGCCGTCCCACCATCCCCCGCTCTGATGCAGGCGCGAACAACCCGCAGCCACGGATAGTCGGCCTTCCGGAACTCCCCGCCCGGGGGCGAGTAGGTCAAGATCTCACGCGGCACTGCGAAACCGCTGTCACTCATGTCCCCAGTTCTCCTGCCATCCCTCTCGCCCCTTGTACGGGGAAGCGAGCAGACGAAGCGTGCGGCACGGCCAATCCTCAGGATCTAGCTCCCAGTTCGCCGTGACAGCGCACGTGGCGCACGAGCTAGCGCCTCCTTCCCTGACGTCAACCTGCCCGTGCAGTTCGAGGATCTTCCGGTCGGCCGCGATCCGGGCCAGCACCGACGCAGGGTCGTGGGCAGCGATGAACGCCGCGTCGTAGATGCTCTGAGGATCGTCGGACTCTCCCGTCCCGGCGATGCACTCCGCGTCCTTGCCAGCAGGACCAGCGAACACTGCCTCTTCGAACCAGGCAGTACCGGGCTTGCGCCAATGCTTTCGCGGGTCATGCCGCCACGGTCCGGGTGTCGCCTTCCTCGCTAGTTGCTCGTCCTTGTCCCAGATCTCGGTGAGCCATGCCACCAGGTCAACCGTCTGCTGCTCAGTCACGACTGCACCGTGAGTCCGTAGCCGTCAGCGTGGTAGAACGTCACCGGTCCGACAAGGGGCTGGTGGAGGTCGATCGTTGGCGGCATGATCAACCCCAACGGGGCATCCACCCGAACAACCTGCTGAGGGTGAGCGTTCGTGACGTACACCCATTCCGAGCGTTGCGTCTTCTCGTTCTTGCTATCGTTCATTTCGGGTCGACTCCAGTTCGATCCTTCGCGCCCGCCACCCCAACTGACCCTGGGGAGGCGGGCGCTACTTCTATGTCAGCGTACCCCTCGCTCAGCCCTGCTGAACGAACACCGTGGCGTTCACGACCTTGATCTTCCCCGAGTCATCCGAACCCCGGTTGTCCTGGTAACCGAACGCTGACACCGTGAAGGTCGTCTGCTCGGTCAGCTGCACCCGGCGCGAGTCCGACCCGAACATGTCCGCACCTACGAACGGCGCGATCGTGTTCATCACCGTCCCGAAGTTCGACCCGAACGGGTTCGCCTCCGTCGCGAACGCACGCACCGCCAACTGCGGCCGGGTCTGGTACTGCGGGTCCGTCTCATCCGCCGCGGTCCGCTGGAACTGGGCCGACGTGTTGATCACCCACGTGCCGGCCGGGAGGGTGAACGAGCCCAGGGTGGTCTTGCGGGTCACCCACGAACCGCCGACGTTCTCGACCGTCACGTTGTTGTAGATCGCCTTCAGCGTCGAGGCGCCGTTCACGTCCGTCGCAGGATCACCCGGGTCACCCTTGGGGCCAGTCTCTCCCTGGGGGCCGGGCACGCCCTGAATCCCCTGCTCGCCGGCGACACCAGGGTCCCCTTTCGGGCCCTGCTCCCCCGTGTCACCCTTCGGCCCCTGCTGGCCGACCTTGTTGATCTTGTCCCGCACAACCCAGCCCAGCCGGTCCTCACCGATCGTGTTGCGGTGGATGTCGCCACCCCACACGCCCTCGTTCTGGATCTGCGCCGAGCCGACACTGTTGATCGGCAGCGAGGTGGCGGCGACCGCGCCGGAACCGGCCAGCGTGACCGCGACCGCGCCCAACACGGCAACCTTCCCGATCCGGGACGCCCACACCTTCGCCGCTCCCGCCTTCAACTTCGCGTTCATCGTTCTCCTCTAGGTACAGCCACCCGTCCTGAGTGACCAGCACACCGGACCCGTGAGGGGGAACGGGCCCGATGCTGGCCACTCAGGCGATCAGGAGCAAGCGGGTCACGACGCACACTCCGGGCGGGACGGGTCACCGCACCGTTCGTGGCCGACCACCTTCACGCCACAACCAGGACAGGTGTGCAGCGAGGAATCGACACCCGACCCGTTCAGCAGGGCGAGCGCAGCTTCGAGGGCTGCTCGCATCGCTTCCTCGTTCGCTTCCCTGCCGTACCCACCTTCCCGGTAGTAGGCGTCCATCGCTTCAGCGAGCACCTCATCAGACACCCGCACAACAGACTCAGGGTGAGCAGCGAGCAGCGCCCGGATCTTAGACGGCGCGCCCGCCACGTCGTACTCGAGCTCGCCGGCCAGCTTCTCCAGCGCCTCCCGCAGGCCGCTCACGACTCGACCTCGACCAGATTGTTCGGCGTCCACTTCGCTTCGGCTACGGTCTGGTCGTCTTCGTCGTACACGGCCTGCGCTTCGACGTCGCCCGGGTCCCAGTCTCCGGCGCACTGGTGGCATAGACCCAAGTAGCTCTCGTCGCCGTTCAGCACCTCTTCGACAGCGGACTCCCAATCATCAGCCTCGACCTCGACGGACTTGCCGACGTAGCCGACCAGGCTCACGGTGTACTTCATCAGCCGACCTTCGTCCAGGTGCCGCACCGGTTCGTCTCGAAGCCCTTGTCGGTCTTCTTGATCACCACAGTCTGCGGGCCGTCGCTGATGTTGTTCGCGATGATCGCGTCCAGGTCACCGTCGAGGTTCTTCAAGCGAGCCCAGTAGCAGCTGTCACCGCCAGCCGACTTGTACTTCCCCGGCTTGATGTCGACACCGACCTCATACGTACCGTCCTCGGTGATCGCCGCGGCGGCCTGCGGAGGCTGAGCCGTGACCGTCTTGGGCGCCGGCGCGGGCTTCGTGACCGTGACCGGCGGGGCCGTCACCGTGACCTCCGCACCCGGCTCACCCGGGACACTCACCGTCACCGTCGGCGCAGGGTCACCCGCAGCGACAGGCGCTGGGTTGCTCGAGTTGCCGCCTGCGCCGATCCCGATCCCGAACGTGAAGATCACGAGACCCGCCAGGATCGACCAGCCGATCCGGGCCTCCTTCGACATCGGCTTCTTGCGCGGCTGCTGCGGCTCGGCCGGGTGCTGCTGGAACTGCGTCATGGCTGGGACTCCCCCTGCTAAGCTAATGTATGCCTAGCACCATAACCGTCCCGACGCACATCACGCAAGGCATAGTATCGAGTTGTGACGAGAGCCCGCATGTACCTGCGCATCTCCAACGACCGAGAAGGCCGCGAGATAGGC